TCTCCATATTTTAGCATAAAGAACGTATGGTCTGGATTTTATTTGCTTAATATGCCCTTCCCATCGAGATAATGCTCCCTTTGAACCTGCAATTTTATGTTGTTCTTTGGTTAATTTTGATAAATTCCCTTTATTCCAAGGAATCATGCCTTTTTGAAATTGCTTAGCATGATGTCCTTTTCCTTTTCTCGCTAAAGAAACTTTCAATCGAGTTGCTTCATCCATAGGTTTGCCTTTATTCCAAGGAATTTGTCCTTTTCTACCCAAAGTTAATCGCCTCAGTACCCAACTACAAGGATTTTGTGTACACCTGTTGAGATTGTAGGGACGGTTATCACGCCTGTCGTGTTGCTCCACGTCCAGTCAGCGACTTCTGTGCCTGTGGTGTTTTGACCTCGAGTTGAGCAAATCACGGTTAACCCGTAAGTGTTTACTCCTGCGGTCTGGTCGATGTTTAAATCGATTGTGTCTGATGTTGCTAATGCGCTCGAGCTAATTATCTCGAGAAACGTTAGTTCACCAACTACTGCTTTCTTAAATGTCGATGTGCTCGTTAAATCTGGCATTTTTTCATCCTCCTTATGCAATACTTGTTATTGAAGTATTCATCTTCTGTGCTTTGTCAACCAAGACAAGATACTCCTTAATCATGAAGGGGTAACTGTCATTAGTTTGAGCGAGTTCTTGGTAGGTTGCATCTTGAAGCACTCCATAGTACCAGCTGTTGCTGGTCAGGAAAACTGCTTTTCTGGATGCAGCTGCGTCTGTTAAGAATCTTGACTTAACAAAATTGACTCCGTCTACGCTGAATGAGCCAGCTATACCGAAGGGCAGATTAACTGCTTCTCCTACATATCGCTGAAAGTCCATTAGTTGTCCTTTTAGCACGGTAGCCGTAGCTGGTGCTACAACAGCCAAGTCGCATTTACCCGAGTCATTAAAGATTGTGTCTATTTCTGTTCTTACATCAGAAATAAGCAAATTTACACCTGATAAGCTCCTGGTATGGCTTGTTATCAGGCTTAAGAATCCTGAAAACTCTGCGGGTGTAGTTGCTGCCGCTCCATTAATAGTCTTGTCCTCAATAAGCTCTCTCAGTGCGATAGTCTTGTCTACTATGTCGAGCTGTAGAGCGTCCTGATAACCTCTCATGGCTGCAATAGCGGGACCTGTCACACTACCTTTTGAATAAGCGTACTTAATAGCTCTGCTCCTTCTCTCATAAGTCGAAACCTGAGTTGCAAGTGCTTCGTTCTCTATGTCGAACGCCGCCGCCGCTCTCGTTGTGAGTGCATTAAAGTCAACAGTCTTGCCCATGACTGCCTGCCTTGGAAGTAATTCTACTAATGGAGTTTGCTTCCTTGTCTCATCCACTACGTCGGGCATAACCCATACTGGAATCATTCCTGAACCAGCTGTGCCTGCGCCTCCTGAAGTTGTTGAGAGCGACTGCTTCTGCAATAGCGCCCTGCCTATCCTTGTCCTAATGTCAACTCTGCCGGGGTGATAATACGTTGTCCCTGGTAGAATTTGACCGCCGAACGCCTTCTCAAAAACATCATAAGAATTCTGAGTGTCCGCTTCCATTCCAAAGTATGCCATCTTACATCCCTCCACGTTGTGCCTTTATGAAGCTGCCCATCGTTAGCCTGTCCTCTGGTTGTGAGCGTTCTTCATCTCCTGTGAAAAATCGTGTAGTGTTAAGCTCTTCCTTAACAGCTTTCTTTACCTCTGCGGCAAAGTCCTTGCTCGGTAGAGTGTGCTGTGCAGCATTAGCCTGCTCGGGGCTTGTAACCTTAGGTGCCTGTTCTGTAGGCACGTCTATGTTCACTGCCTTGGCAATCTTGTCAACTACTGTTACAAGACTGTCTACCTTTGCTGTCAAATCGTCAAACTGTGACTTAGTCACGAATTGCTTTTCCTCTTCCTTCTCTTCCTTTTTGTCTTCCGGCATCTTGATTACCTCGCTTTTCTTTTTTCCGTCATTGCACTTATCCATATCGGATAACATCTCAGTAAAAGGATTAAAGTCCTTTTTCAAATAAAATTGCTCGGCGTTCTTAAGCGCCTTTGCAATGTAAATAGAAGAATTCGGGTTAGAGGCAATTCCTACAATAGAAGCCTCGAGCAACTCTGCATCCTGATATTCCTTGACGTCAACGCCGTCTTTTTTAATCTGCCAAGCATCTCCGAGCGGTCTTGCGCCTATGCTCGTGCCTATTGTTATGCCAGTCTTCGTAGCCCAGTCGAGCGTGTTTTTGATGTATTCTGCCTGAGGGTGATTAGGATTAGGCACGAACTCAGCCTTTAGTGCGTGATGGTCGCCCTTCTGCTCAAGCGTCATGTTTTTCCATGCGCCTGCCATGTTGCCAAAACTTGCGTCGTGGTCTATAAACGCTGGAATAACATTAAGAGAAGCCCACTTGCTTAAAACCTTAGAACTCATTGACTCGTTGTCCCTGTCGACTGAATTGTCTGAGAGAATTCCAATGTATTGCCCGTTCTCTTTGTGAATGGGCATGAAAAGCTTAATTATGTCTTCTTGCATGGTACATGGTTCATGCCGAGAAGGCGGTAATGTCGTCGATACGTTACCTTCTCGACATTACCAAATCACTATATTAGTATAACCTGTATTTAAACTTTTACAAAGGAGGCATGACTATCGTCTTTGCACACCGCCATGTGTTTTGACAAACTCAAGAAATGCTGCTGGCAAACTGGGCAGATTTGAAATGGAAAAGACTGCTGCATTATTAATCGTCTCTTTCGAGTAGTGTACATTTACACCGAGGATGTAACGGAGGATTTTTCAAAATCTCTCCTGTTATAGGATGTTTAAAATTTTTACCAGCCTCTACAATTTTACCATCCATCTCAACACATAATGGACAAGCTCTCTTAAACGTCACCCATTCGACATTTAAATTATTACTCTTCGCATAATCAAGAGTCTCCTCATTCTGCACCCTGTTCAACTCCGTTCTCACTACCATCTCAGGGTCGTCGGGAATTCTATGCCTTGCCTTTCTTAGCAATCTCAATATCCCCCTGATTAAGAATTCCATGCTCTCGTCAAGATGCTGTCTGATGTAGTTTCTGACTTTCTCTAAAGCCTCCTCGCCCATCTTCTTCTCGATGGTGATGTATTTCTTGATTGCAACATCGAGCTTTTTCTGCTCCATAGCCCTTAGCTTCGTGTAGTAGTCAGGCATTTCATTCAAATGCGCAAGGACAATCTTTGCAGTGGTGAGAGGGTCGCTGTTCGTCACGTTAGTCTGTGGATTGTCTGCACCATGCTCTAACTCTACTACCATGCCCATCTTGAACTGCGCAAAGTCATACTTCTCCCAGTCTATGCTAAGTGTCTGCCCTATTCTCAGTAACTCCTCGTCGCTCATTTCCTTGATTATCCTCTTTGGTGCGTCTTGCACTTCAATCGGGCTTGCTCCTGGTATGCTCGGCTCTACTTCTAAAACCTCGGCATCGGCTTCTATTTCTATGCCTAAACTAAGGTGCATATACTTAAACGCCTCAATCGGCTCTTCGTTTTGCTCTCCGATAATTTCCTTTATGTCGTCTTTGCTGAGCTTGCAGCGGTAGTGAATTCCCCTGAACAGAAAGAACATTTCTATGCTCTTGTCGTCTTCCCTGTAATGTATCTTCTGCTGCGCCTCTGCGCTTATGCTCTCGTTTGCCTCGTTAAACAAATTTAAAAAAATGCTCCACCTTACATTAAAGTCTTCTTTCATGGTTATGCCCTCGCAAAGGGGATTATGCCCATACTTATTACGTCCTTAACTACGGTTCCCGATACAGTCGGTGTAATCATTACTAACTCAACTTTCGGAAAATATGCAATCGTTAAAGCCGTGGTTTCGTCTGTAACTAAAACTAACTTTGTTTTCTTCCAATAAGATAATTTTAAACTTGTCAATATGTTCTCCTTCTTGCGGTTGGGATAGATGTCCAGTCCCCGAAAGTGCTACCATCAGGCATTACCCAATCACCAGTATATCCATAACAAGCACCGACTGAAGCAAGAGCCACAACTTGGTTTTCTATACCTGAATCTATGGAATTAAGTTTGTCATCTCCATTATTGTCTCCTGGATAATGCAATCCAGCAAAACTTACTTCTACGGGAACTCCAGGAGTTACTACTACATCTTCTGCTATTACGCTAACTGTATTTATACTTCTAAACCCAATGTCGTAAGTTCCAGGAGCAATCCCGTTAACGACAAACCTCATAATTTTCCCTGACCTGTGGTTATTGTACTTTGTCTTTATTTCATTTCCTAAAGTTATTGCCGAGGCTAAAGCGGTAGCATCTGCCTTAGTAGTTCCTTGAGATAGTTCGGGATATAAATGGGCGGTTCTTAGGATTCGGTGGGCATTATAATCCGCCTTGATTTCATTAACTAAAGTTACCGAGGTTGCCTCGTCTGAAGCGTCTGCTGAAGTTACTGCGTTTGTAGAGTCGGCAGCACTATGGCAGGAGGTATCTACTCTATGAGCATTATAATCAGCTTTAATTTCGTTAAGTAAGGTATTAAGGGTCGCTTGGTCAGTTGCCGCATCTGAAGATACTGCATTTCCCGCATCATTTGCTAAATGGACAATAGTATTGGTGGCTATAACCGCAGCCTTACCTAATTCTGTTTGGGTATTGGGGGTAAAGAACCTCACTACATAGTTACCAGTAGGCTGAACAGCATAATAAATACCGACATAACCATTTATAGTACATCCCCAAGGTGGTGAACCACGGCTTTTCAATAACTTTATTGACATTTTAACTCCATTCAAATGCTGTTATGTGCAAAGTTGCTTGACTTGCTACTGAAGCTATTGCGGCTATGAATCCGCTTGGTTCTAAATAAAGATGTCCAAGAAGCTCAGTAATGCTGAAAGCATCTCCTGACGCTAAAGTCTGGGTTTTAACTATGATGTTTGCATCTCCTGCTGTGCCGCCTGAGTTAACTTTGTAAATGGAAAATGTTATTGCTGTCGTAGTGTCGTTAGCAACTATCAATTCTACCACTTCAGCATAACCTCCTGCTGTTGCAGGTGCGGTGTAATAAGTCGTAGTAGAATCACTAATCTGCACTGGGTCAACTACATTTGCCGCTACTGATGTAAATACTGTCATTTTTTATTCCTCCTATATTTCGCTAACATTCATAACCAACTGCTGTTATATAAATATTGCCTGCTGTACTCGTTACAAGAAGGTCGCTCGCATCCTCTCCGGAAGCCAATGGATACATTTCTCCGAAGTGAATAGCAACTCCCGAATTAGCGGCGAATTCACTTTTGAAAACTGCGCTGTCGCCTCCTGCCAAGTCGTCTTCAAGAGTAACAGTAGCCGCTGCCGATACGTTAATATAAAGCGTTACAACGTGCCAACGCTTTCCGGCTGCAGAACTCCAGATAATCCCATCTGTTACTGCTCCAGCATTTGTATAGTATTTCTTGATGTAGTTAGCGTGACCAGTAATGTCTATGTCCGGCGGTAGAAGTTTTCCTATAGCTGC